CGTACATCTGCCGCCATATATAGATCCGTGTAATCATCATGGATGTGATCGCTACTTCACCGCCTACGATCTTCTTAATCTCCGTGGTCGAAAACATAGCTTTCACCCCCTGTAGGAATGCCTTGATTGATGTAATTAAAGACATTCGCTCCACTCCTCTTTATCGTCATACGGTAGAAACTTCTTGATTTGTTTCCACATTCCCATAACAAAATACCTGGTGCCGTCTAAGCAATGATCGTGTTCTTTGACTGGCTGTTCTGTGCCTCGTTCAATTGACTTCTTGTCATATGAATACAGCCTGAACTCTTTTGTAAGCTCCGGCTGCTCCCAGACAGACAAGACCTTGTATGTAAGACACTTCTGAACCCTAGCAATGCCTAAGCCTACGCTGTTCTGCGCGTCCCGTATCAGGACCCTTGGCATCGCTCGCTTGATTTCCTCGGCAAGCCCCTTAGCTGACGGATCGATGAAAGCGTACCGGACAATGCAATCATAGGTTGATTCGATGCGCTCAACGAAAGTAACGAAGTCCTTGGCATAATCAGACGGCGAGCGCTGATGCCCTGTTGATCTGCCTGAATGATAATATTCACCAAGGCCGCCTACTCTCTTAAGTGATGTCCATAGTCCGAATGCTTCGAATGTCGTTGCATTCATCTGTCCATAGTCAATTCCGATTCCTACAGTGTCGGGCGATATCGGTTTATTCCGTTCGTCTTGAGGCGGTATGCTGATATGGTCCCTGCAGAACATGTAATAAATAAGCTCGTCTATGCCGATGCATTGACCTAACCAAATCCAGTTGTATAGCTTAAGGTCAGATATCTTAAGCTGATCGGCTGATTCAATGGACTTCTTTCCAACCCACGCCTCGGGAACGTCTCTGTAATCCGTATGCGAGTGCCTGGCATCCGGCCGTAACTTCATCTTTTCAAGCCATGCCATGATAAGTGCGTTCGGGTTTTTGGGAGGATTGAACATGTAGATCATCTGGAATATGTCGTCATTGCCTCGGGAGAACGTCGCTTCAATATTGAGCAGTTCGTCCTCTCCATCGCCTTTATCAAAGAATTCCGTCAGCTCATCGATAATGACATATTTGATCGTTTTTGATTCGTCGATCATGCCCTTAGTATCGTCAATAGAATCATTCCCCGTGAAGTAAATTGTGTTCCCATTCGGGAGATATCTGATCTCCATAGGTGAAATAGTGATCTTGAAGTCCTCTTTGGGAAGCCGAAGCCTCGTGATTGCCCGGATGACTTCTTTGTAAACAGTCTTTTTCAGTTTGTTGTGAAACTTTCGAATAACAACAATCGAACAGTTGTCATCTGATATGATGTCAAACACTGCCCGGATTGCCGCAAAGGATGATTTTGTTCCGATACGTCCGGAGGTTATGATCTCGTGAGTGCGCGTCCGATCTTTGAACACGGGCCGCAGTTTAGGGATGATGTTATCAGCCAGGCTGACATGCACTTCGTTATCAGAAATCATAATGGATATTCACCCGCCCTTTTGCTTCCGGATCTCCAATTGCCTTCGTGGATGCCTTTATCTGATCAATTTTCGCCTGCTGTTCTTCTGTTGCCATGTTCATATGCTCTGTGAGCCAGTCAAGGGCTTTCATGCGGTCGGATAGCTTAATAGAGTCGCTTTTCCCTGTCTTGACCTCACTGATTATAGTGCCGTCTATCTGATTAGAGGGAACAAAAGACATGTTGTTGATCGTCACTACACCGCTATCCGCTTGGTAATCTTTCGACATCCACTTGATGTAGTCCGTCATATCAGCAAAGGCTATGTCCATGTACTTCTGGAAGATGTCGGACGGCTTGAGCATGGCTTGAGAGTATCGCTGTTCCTTGATCTTCATGATTTCGTCGCGAATAACCACGTTTGACAACAATTCAAATCCGTGAGCGTTTGCTGTTTGATAGTCGCACTCATACGCCTTTTGATAACTCTTTGTCGCATTAAATGACTTGCTATAATGCAAACAAAATAATTGCTGCTTAGCTGTCAGTGACGTATTCGAGATAACGCTCTGGACTGCTTCTGCGTTCTTGGAACGTTCCAGTGTTCCAGCGTTCCAACGTTCCTTTGATTTCCAGCCTCTAACTGTTCCTGCTGGTATATTTAGCTTTGCGGCGATATCGGCAAGCGACATGCCGGAATCAAATAATGACTTAGCTTCTTCATGCACTCACCTCACCTCTCTCTTGATAAAATAAAAGAGATTACCACAGGCAGCAGTAATCATCTGATTCGTTCGATTGTTTTTCCTTCGTCGTTCATCAAAAATGCTTCTGTCGCCCCTGAAAGGGTTATTACGTTTGCAGGGCAACCTTCGTTCATTGGTGTTTTGTAGTAAGTTATAAATCCATCTGGCCGCTTGTTGCTCAACGAAAGCATTTCCGCATCTTCTTTGGTCATTGCTTTTTGGTCCCTGTAATAACCGTACTGAACTTCTTGCACCCCTGAAACAACGTGCCATGTGCAGTCTTGAGTATCTTTTGCGTGCTCGTTAATGGTGGTGTACTTAATAATCATCTTTCTACCTCATTTCTATCTATCTGTCTGCCTGTGATACTTCCCTTTCGGGATTCCGATATTGCTCAGCGTCGGAATAAGCGGCACGGAGTTTTTACCGAGGTTCCGGATCCTCGTTGCGGCCCGTGGTCGGAGGGTAACCAATTCCGGGCATGTAAAAAGCCGGGCGTTTTGATGCGCCCGACTTTTGTTACTTTGTAATTTTAATGATATCATCACTCAACGCACAACTGGACACAACTATTTTTAGCAATGATTGAAATTGACCGATCAAGATAACTTTGAATCGTGTTTTTATGGCATGGCATTTCAGATGCGGCTTGTTCTTGGGTCTTTCCGTCGTAATAGACCAGTATCACGACTTGCTGTAGCAGCTTAGGCAATCGGAATGTTTGCATGTCAAGCCATTCTACAGCGGACTCTTGGGCGTCAAGCTCGGCATTGAGCTTTGTCTTGTCATACCTGCCCTGCCTGCGTTCTGCCGGGATTCTAGTAATAATACTAATTAGCCCTCCGTCTGTCGCTCCTGATGTCTGTACAGCGTCCCTGTCGTATGTAACGGCTTGCAGGGATAGAGCGGTGACGATTTCTGCATCCGTCTCGCAAACAACCCTGCGTCCTGCCTGTATGACAGACATTGCTATCTTGCGCTCCTCGAATAGTTTTCTTACTTCGAATTCAGTCAAAATTTGTTACCTCCCTTGGTCGCGTTTCACAAGTTTCAGCAAATAAAATTTTAAGTTGTTTTTCAGGGTTTTTTCCGGACTTCTCTGACAAATACCCGCGTCATAACTACCGAAGCAATATAAGCGCAAGCAGGACAGATATAAATTTCTCTTTCAAGACCTTCTCCATATCCGGTTATTCTGAAATGTACGGCCGATTTTCCTTTAAACTTGAATCTGTTCCCAAGAATTTCGCTTTCTACGTCTGTCATGGCGTTACCTCGGGTAGTTGTGGAGCGCATGTCCAGTGCGGATATTCCTTTTCGTTTTTGGCAACATACTCGAATGGCGTTTCTCCCCAACAGTTATACAAAACGTCTTGAGCCATGACGTACCACTCGTATCCATCAAATGTTGCATCTTCCTTTTTCGGCTTCTCTTCGGCTGTCACGCGGATTCTGGTACGGGAAAGTTCGCGGATAATGTCTTTGTATGCCTTGGTCTTTTCCTCATACCGTAACGGATTGATTATTCCCGTGTACGCCTCTACAAAACTTTCCAAATACGCAATTCTGCCCTCGCAATATTTAATTAGTTCACTATTATTCATCAGCTTTTCTCCCTACTTACAACTTATGCAATAATGCAAAAATTCTCCGTCAACTTTTGCTGTGCGCCATTCTTCTTCTTTGATTTTCTCAAGTGCTTCTCCAAAGGATTCCATGCCGCCGATTTCTTCTGTGCAACTATCACAGATTATTGAATATTTCCCGTATTCTTTTACGATGCTCATTCGACTTCCTCCAAAATTTCCGTAACGTCATATGTCATTGCTTTTATACCTAATTCAAAATCACCACTTGTTGTTTCCCGAAAAACCTTTTTGCACAACTCGCTTATCCTTTCGTTCTTCTTTAGTGCGGATATTGCGAGAGAATGATATTCCATAATCTTTACAATATGGTTCGGCAACGGCGTTGGATCATTTTCACATTTGCTAAGTTTGTTTTGACATTTAAACCAGATTATGGCTTCTTCTGTCTTGGTTCTTTCCGTTTCGCTCACTGTGTTGCCTCCTTGCGATACTTCGCTTTTGTGCAATTCACTTTCATTCGAATTTTCACAACTTCGGGAAGTTTTAATTCGTGTTGCTGTTTATCGAGAATCCCATCTAGTTCAAACATTGCATCTTGATAAGGGCACTTTTGCTCATATTTGCACTCTTCGCACTCGAAATTAACATCTGTGATAAATGATCCGCTCATACCGGCCCCTCCAACATCTTCGCGTCCTCACCGTCTAAAATCATCTGCCATACCTTTTCCCTCCTAACCAATAACTCTCAGCTCCATGTCTGGATATTCATCCTTCCAGAGTTTTTCCTTCATAATGAAATCTGCTGTCTTTTTTCCTTTTGAATCTTCTACCCACGGGATCCCGTTGAGCCCCCAAACAATGAAGTCCGGCATGTATCGGATCCCACACTCAAACAAAAAAGATGGCTGTCGCTTGAATCTCTTGATCTGACCGGCTGCTAGTAACAGTTTCAGATCTCCGTACCTGTTCGCTTCGAGGATGCTTGCAAACCTAATTCCATCTACTATGGTTATTTTGTTGTGGTACTTCGGGGATGCGGCCGGCTTGTTTGCAGATATTCCGACCTCTTTGCGATAGTCGGCCATGCTCATGTGCTCGGTTCCGGTCATGCTCTGGCCTCGTTCAAATCGGTCAAGGTGTTGAAAAAATCGTTATACGTCTCACTTACTTCAATAGTTGCA